CCCCAGGCTGTATTTGCTCCTGGTGCTAGGTTGGCTGATGCTGGATGTGCAATGGCATACACATATCCACTCTGGTCTCTTAGCACATCTTTATAGTATGCAGAGCTGCCATCGCTTTTCTTGGCGTCGCTTGCTTTGCTAAGGTATGGGAATTTTTCCAACACCGTTCCAGGAGTGCCACTGAACAAACCATCTTCGTCAATGACAATGACATGCAGTCCATCCAAGGAACCGCCTCTGACACTAGCATAGTCACTGGTGCCGGGATTGCCATCAAACTGAGCAGCATAGGTCCAGCTAGAAAATGTATTGGCATCAGCCATGCTTATTTTCAAACTGTTGCCCCAGGTACCAGGATACTTGGCTGCAAAAATACCAGTATCAAAGGCTATGGTGCCAGCAAAAAACGAAGCATTTGCTTCGTAAGAATCTTGGTTATTGATGATGGTGGCTGTACCACCGGTGTTGCTTAGGTTCACAGCCGCCACTGCATTTCTATGTGCTGTCGCTCCGGCTCTAACAACTTGAAGGTTGTTGCCATAGCTAAGGAAATTTGCTGCTGTAAAAAATGATTCGTAGGTGGAGCTGTCGGGAGTTCCGTGGCTCTTGGTTAGCGATCTCTCGCTATCAACAGCTACGACCTTGTTAACTGGTCCCCAGTTAAAATGCCCGGCATACCCACCAGCAGTGGTGGCGACTGCTGGGACTACATCGGTAAGGTCCCTTTCAGTTACCAGTACACCTGGTGAAAGCTGAAATGCCATCTTATTCTCCTTAAAGTTGACATAGCGAATTAATTACCATTTATTTATAGAAAGCCATAATTAGACATTTTCTAACCACTTTCGCTTCATTTTGTCAATTTCAGAAAACGGATCAGAGTTGAACCATACATCACCGGCTTCTACTACGGGCTGATTGCTGTTGTTCAAACCTGTATCTATGATGCCGAACGGTGTCAATTCGGCTTCGATAAGAGCTGTCTGATTTTCAAACAATTCTTTCTTCAAATTACTGTTCAATATTTCTTTGAAGTAGGTATCATTGCTCAACCAGCCATACAACACCAGACACATGATTAAATCATCATGATAACCTTCATCGGCTTCATAGCTATTCTTTTTCTCTATGAAGGTACTCATTTCGCTAATGACATCTGCATCGAAAATCAATAGCTTGGTGTTTTCTATGATGCCTTTGATCAATGTACATCCCAGACGTTTGACCTGTTTGCTGGTTCTGACACCAGGAACTGCGCCATTACCGCCCATGCTCAAGTGCTGACCAGATCTAGAATCATTGTTTACATATAGAACATTTTCATATTCTAGATCGGCCCAGAGTGTATCGGCTACCTGTTGACCATTATCATTGAGTTCTATGAGCACCATGGCCTTGTTGAAATCCCTGGCTACTTTGTGTATGACATCTGTATAAAGCAAGGGATGTATTTTGTTGTTTCTATATTTGGCCACCAGTTTGTGCGGGTATTCAGTAACATCTATGACAACGAATGCGCTGTAGTCACCACCCACACCACGACTGACATCGGCTACTATGACATAGTTATGGTTGCGGCCTTCCATTTTTCCGTCAATCATCACAGATCGCTGCGGTTCTTCGTAGATGTCCAGACCATCGTTGCTGAAGATAGGCGTCTTGGGACTGAGGCGACCAATGGTGTCAGCGTTAATGAGGGTAAGACTCGACCCCAGGAACTTGCACAAAACTTCTTGGTTGAAGCGAAGTTCTCCCAACAAGGATCGTTGCTCTTGCGCCCATTTTTCATCACGACCAGGTATCTCTGTATAGGGTATGAAAAGATTCACAAAGCCATTGCGACCTTCTTCAGCTTCGTTCCAGAACTTCCAGAAATGGTTGTAGCCCAAGGGCGTAGAGGTAAGCAGAATCTTTGTGGTTTCACCGGCACTGATGGTAGGATAAACTGAGGTAAAGAAATCTTCGGCTACATTGTTGGGTATGATGGCAGCTTCGTCTATGTATAACCAGTTTACGGATTTACCACGTATACCAGATGATGTTGTAGCTGCTGTGAAAATTCTAGAACCATTTTCTAGCTCTATGTCGCCCTTGTTCCAGGTCTTGACACCCTGTTGCAACCATATGGGCAGCATTTCATACATGAGTTGATAGCGATACAGAACTTCACGAGCACTGGAACTCTTGTTGGCTAGAATGGCTACAGTTTTGCTTTCCTGGAAAAGTGTATACCAGAGTATGCAGGCCGCAGCAGTAATGGTCTTGCCCTGCTGGCGCCCTTCCATGAGTATGACCTTGCGGTTACCTATGATGGTATGCACCTTGCGTTTCTGGCAATCATAGAGCTTAAAGGGTTGCAGGCCATGATCCAGAGTCACAATCTGGCAATAGGTTTCTATGAAATAGATGTAGTCCTGGCTACACTTGATGATTTCCCGAACCTGATGCGGAGTGTAATCTATGCTATACCCAACCTGCTTGAGGTTGGAATTGCCCATGTAGGAGGCCTGCATTAGATACTCTTTTCGTTTCTAAGCAGCTTTAGCAGTTCTGTGGTTGATCCTGCGAATACTACGTTGTTCTGTGTGCCTATGCTGCCTGCAGGTTTTTCTGCGGTATCGGGTGTCTTGAGTGCCTGTGCTCGTTTCTGGAGTTCCAAAAGATCTTTAGCAGTATCACTTAGTGCTTTCATGATCTGTCCAGTGACTTCGTAGTTGCGTGGATGTTCGCTGTTGCGACTCAATTCGCTGATGTCGTCCAGAACATCCTGACCTTTGAGTATGACTCTCCTGAGAGTCTGTCTAGCCAGGTCAAAATCATCTTGTTGATCCATGCTCAGGCCAGGCTTGTCCATGGGTATGGGCAGGCTTTCCTTGGTCATGGGTTCGGTATTGAACAGAGCATTGAGCTCGGGTATGTTCTTCATTCAAAATCCGTAAACGTCTCGCTGAATTCAAAATTGCCATTGGGCTGTGCATTGCCCGGTGTAACCGAAACTGAGTAGTTTGACAGATTGGTAGTCAAAGCAACATCACTAAAGGTATTGGCATAAACTCGGCGTATGATACCAGATTGTTGTGCTGGTCCATAGTAGTTAATCTTAACCGTATAAGCAAGTGTCCAAATTATTGCTCTACGAACTGCAAAATCACCTTCGTATTCGTCTTCGTACGAAACATTGTTCAGGATGACCGGTAGATCGTTTTGTATGTTTAGCTGTGGTATGGCTTTGAGGCTTAGATTGAAGTCTGGATTAAAGTAAGGAAGAATTTGTTCTATGATTTGTAGACCGTCATCCTGATTCTTGGCATAGACATAGAGGTTTATGTTGAGATTGTAGGGCGTGGGTGCGTATTGCTGTGTTATCTTGGTAGGATCGTTGCTAAAGATTGCACGATTGCTTTGTATGGGACTTATTTTTCTCTGAGGATCATAGTCCATGCCCAGTATTTCAAAACTCATTCTGGGCAATGTTATTTGCGCTCGTTGATCGTCTATGCTGGGCTGTTGCTCAATTCTGGCAATCATTTTTTGCCGTGGAGCATAGGCCAAGGGCACCTTGAAGTTCTGAATTAAAGTTCCAGCACTATTGCGACGCTGAATATAGATGTCGTTGAACAGGTTACCAAAGGCAATGATGGCCTTGCGAGTAGTACCCCAGTACCAGGTTCTATCAAGCACGTGCCACCTCCCCGAACGGATTTCGTTCCGTAAAGTCTAGTATGTCATCAATGTCGGTATCAAAGGCTGCGTTCTGAGATACTACTGTGGTCTGGCCTTCCAGCACAAAGCTGTCGGGGCTATAACTTTCTAGCAGCATGAATTCACCGTTTTCATTGAGGAATCTATCGCCAGTTTCTAGTTGTATTTCAAAATTGGCAGTTGTCTGTGCTGCAATGACCGTATCAGCATATTCATCAACTTCTTCATTGCCGGTATCGAAGCGCTCCAGGCTGTACTGCATGAGTTCACAGACCAATTTATACACATACAGCGCACCGGCCTGGTAAAAGGGTTCATTGCCAATGACCTTCCTGATTTCAAAATAACTTTTGGTCAAAGGAAAATATATGACATCACCTTCGCTAGGGCGTTGTAGGATGGTCTGACCAAAGTTTCCTACCAGTTGTTGCCAGCGTCTTCGACTTACGATGAAAGTAGCAGTATCACGCAACTCAACTCCGAATTTACTCAGTA